AGAGAACTTGTCACAATAAAACTTACAGTATGTCCACTGCCTTGTACTGTTTGACGTATTAGAGGATCTGAAGAAGCGCCAAATACATTAGCTCCAAATACACCTGATCCAAAAATACTAGGCAGCGGTATGCTGTCTAATACATAATCTAAAGGCTGCGCTATTTGAGGATCTTCATAATCATAACGCACACGTAATGTAGGTTGAACAGCCCCCTCAGGACTCATAGAAATGCGTACATAACGCATAGTCTTTTTAGTACCGACATCACCAAAATCTAAGTTAGGTGTTTGATAAGCTGCTGTTACATTAGAAGCAGTACCACCATAATCAAAAGAGTTACCTTCATCATGGTTGTATATGTAACCATCGGTATCTCCATGCCAAGTTTGTTCAATACCATTTAAATCTAAATCTGATGTTAAAGCCGTAGCTTTAATACCTTGAGTTTCTGAGTATTGAAATCCTTCATTAGTCAGTGTAGCAATAATACCTTTGGCAGCAATATTAGCTGTGCCATCTGTATTGTAGAATAATCTGTATTGTGATTTACTTCTAAGAACAGCACTGGTAATATCTAAATTATCAATGTTAGCCGCAATACTTTTAATTGTAGGTTGAATAGGTCTACTTACAGTTCCTAACTCAACGTCACCAATTCGTACCGTACCTGCAACGGTTCTAAGTCCATCGGGACTCAAGAACAATAGATCACCTGCAATTTCTTGAATGCTGTGTGCATCCATGCAACCTACATTTTTAGTGACAGGATCGACAACAATACTAGCAGCATCATTTATATTTAAAAGTTTAAAGATACTATTAGTACAGAAAATAATAAGATCACTACGAAAACTAGCTAATCCTACTACTTTGTCTTCAAGTACAATAGAGCCTGCTCCAGAACCAGTAAAATTGTCTGGGTCATTAAAAGAACTATAAAAAATTGTATTAGGGTTACTACTACCGCCATCAACTACAAAATGTCCATCATGAATTGTACCGAAATGAGGAGAAACAGAGCCACTTACTGTTACTTCATTTGCAAAAAAAGTTCTAGTAGTTAAAGCTCCTGTGCCTTCCATTCTAAAGAAATAAGGCTTGTTAGCTCCATCACATATTAAAACTTCACCATAGTCAAAAGTACCTTCAAATAAAGAAAAGCTAGTTTGTTTTTGACCAGTTCGTACTAAGTCTGAACGGCCTGTAAAAGTTGCGTAGTTATCTCCTGTACCAGCTACTCCAGACTTAGCTATAGAAATCCATGAAGTACCGTCTGTGCTAAAAAATATTCCAGTGCCTGAACAAACAATTACACCATCAGCATAACCCCTAATTCCTAATACTTTATTGGAACCATTAGGTCTAACTGCTGAAGCTCCTCCATATATACTAAACCCATTAATACGACGATAGCCGCCATCAGTATCTACTTCAAAGTTTGTTAGCTTAGAAGCAATCCCCGGCTGACCCAGCATCTCAAGTTGGTTAAGACTGGTGTATAATCCACCCTTTGCTGATAAACCAAACGGTTGAGACATTAGATAAACCTCATGCGATCATCTTTAAAATAACCCGGAGTTGGTTCCATTAAGTTTAGCTTCATTAAACGCAGACCACGCTTGTAGTCTTCAAGAGCAAATGCAGAAAACTGTGGACTTTCTTTAAATTGATAAATATAATATCTAGCTCTGTTCAGTAGTACAGGCTTGTAAGTATTTGGGAATACTGTCTCATCTCCAAATGCTGAAAGCTCTGTAGGTAATGTATAAGCATAAAACCAAATACGATATACTTTATCTGGTATAGCACTAAGACCAAACTTACGATTATCAGGACTTTTAATTACACGATCTGGTACGCCATATTGCTGCGTATCTGCATCATCTAAGTTTTCTGAAATACGTCTATAGTCTTTCCATTCTTCAATAGTAGTAAAACGTAAGTTACGAGCCTCATAAGGAGCAATCTCTCCGCTTACACCTACTGTAGTTAAATAAAAGTTATCCCAATCTATATAGCCGTAGTCAGTAACTAATGAAGAACTAGCAGGCTTTAAATTGTACCAACGCTGTCCTGCTACTGTCTCTACATAGACATTACCGTACATTGGGTCTGTTTCACCACTAAGATTTAAAGCTAGAAAAGGCCACTGTGGTTCTTCATTAACAATATCAAGATACGCTCTATTGATCGAATCTTTAACATGCTGTTGAATACCTACAGCAGAAGCAAAGCTAGAACTGGTAAGTTCAACTTCATTCATCTCTCGAAGGAGTTCATTTGCCAGATCTAGATATGTTGCCATTATTTATGTACCTTTTGAACCTCAAAGTTTGCTGACTTACTTGCGCCCTTGTGAGCCTTGTACCCATCTTTAGGATCTTTCATAAGCTTATAAGACTTACCAGACTTCATCCAGTGATAGCCTTTAGGTGCTGATACTCTCATTTTGTACGCTTTGCCATTTTGTTACAAGCAGCTTCCATTGCATAAATATCAGAGGAAGTTTTACCGCCATGACCATACATCATACGGCCCATAGCAGCGCCTGTACGTGGCTTCTTTTTGTTTTCTTCCATCATCATGTTGTAGCCGCCGCCCATCATCTTCTTTTTTCCATGATCCATTAGTCTTGCTCCATTGAGAATGTTTTACTTTTTTCCCTAGCAATATCAAATTCTGTTTGATGTTTTTTGCCAAAGATCCTATCCCAGTTTGAATCGTACTTTGCTTTGTTTTCAGTTTTATAAAAACTTCCTGTTACTCCAAGTGTACGTCCTTTGTTGCGTTGACCGCTACGAAGAACTACTGAGTTTTTTTCTGATCCAATCTGAGGCATTAAAATCTCCAATAAAAAGAAAGGGGGCCACCTAAGCAGCCCCCAAACTTGTTTAGTCTACAGTGTAGAATGCAGATACCATCGCTTCGGGGCGAAGTACCTTAGCACCGTATACGTGCAGACCACGAACAATGTCACCAAAGCTATCTGGGTCACGAAGAACCTCAGTGCTGGTGATTGTTTGAGCAGTAGCCGTAGAAGACATGTGCCCAGCCATTACTTTACCAGAAGCGGTAGAGGTAGCAGCAATGTTGTTGGACTTGTACATCTCAAAGCCACGCAACTTGCCAGAGCTTACCAAACCGTTACGGATAGAGCCTTGACCAGCGTTGAAGTCTACAGACAGCAACTTAGATCCAGACTGTGATAGCTCTTCGTAGAACGAAGGAGGAGCTACAAACCATCGGCCTTCTTCAGGGATGTTTTGATCGTCCAGCAATCGTGCCATACGAGCCATTAGGTCAATAGCGTCTACACCAGTGCCATCGCTACCCAAAAGGTCTACGGAAGCAGTGGTTTCAGCTACACCGGCAGTACCAGCAGAAGCGTCTGCACCAATTACATGGTCAGGGCCAGAGCTAGATACACCAGCGAACATAGAGGCTAGAACGCCTTGGTCAAAAGCATCGCGCAAAGAGTAAGCTGCTGAAGACGTAGCAACGTCACGGAAGTTAACGTGAGACATATTTGTTTCAATATCATCTACGATAAACTTAAATGCGTTTGCAGTGTCAACAACCAAAGTTACTTCTTGGTCGGTCAGCTTGGTCTGAGTTACGTCTTGACCACGCTCATACTGATAAACAGTAATTTCAGGCTCTTTGATGATGCGAACACTATCACCGAATGCTGCAATTTCACCAGCATAGTCCGTGTTAGTGATTGCTTCAATTACAGAAGCCTTACGGAAAAAGTTTAGTACCTGCTTGGAATAAACTTTAGGTAGGAAAAATGAATTAGTCTGACCTGATACAGAATTCGCAAAGTTTGCATCTGTATCAGTTGACGGTTCAAAAAATTGGTCACTTACATTAAAAGCCATGTTAATATTCTCCTAATAACACAAATTAATTATGCTACTACGCGACCCTCCATCATTGCTTGTTTAATATCATCTTCATATCTATCAAACTGATCTAGGGACATAGCAGCGATTTCCCGTTCAGTCCAGATTTTAGGTTGTCCAGCATCAATGTTAGTTGTTTTGGTTGATACTATGTCTGCTGCACTTCCCTGTTGTTTTTGTCTGGGCTGTGATTTTGTTTGAGTAATGCCTCTTTCCAACTTGTACAGATCAATAGCTTTTGAAGCCAAAGCAACATTATCTGGGTTATTATATACCCAATCCTGAATTTGCTCTGGTTGCTCCTTAGCCCACGAATGAAACTCTTCATCCCCTCTGATGTCTTCAAAGTCTGGATGGCGTTGCTTCAATGTAGCCTCAGCTTCTCGTCGCATTACTTCAGACTCACGTTGTCGCATAGACTGTAGTTGTGCTTCAAGATCTGCAACCTGCCGCTGACTCTGCATATGTGCTACAGACTCAACAGTGTTATACAAATCAGGATACTCCTGTTTAAAACTTTCTAACTCTTCTTCAGACTTAGGCGGTTCATAACGAGGTTGTGCTGACTGAGCCATAGCTAAAAGTTCTTGTTCTTTTTGCTTAAACTCAGAAAGCTTTTGATCATAATGTTTCTTTAGATCATCGTATCGCTTTTTATAGTTAGTTCTTTTTCGAGGTTCAGCTTCTTGTTCTACAGGGGCCTCTTCAGGGGTAGCCTGT